CGGGATCGCGGGATTCCCCCTGCGCTCGTGTGCCCCCGCAACCCTTGATCCCCGCAATCATTTATCGCGGGATTGTTGAGGTTGCCAACTATTCGGTTACAAATTGCTGATTCGATCAAGCATCGCGGGGAACCGCCAGAGGCCAAGCCACAAACGCACCGAGGGCATAACTGGTCCTTATGTACCAGAGGGTGCCGAGAGCTGGTGACAGCACCGGCGCGGCTAAGGTGCGTACCATTTCGGAAATTAGCCCCTATACGCTTGTGCGCAGAAAAAAGACCCGCATCAGCGGGCCTTGGAAGGCGGGATTACGGGGGCAGCTCAGTCCTCGGGCCAGTTCCGAGGGCCGTACGTTTTGAATGTAGCCTTCGCCTCGTCAGGGTCAGGCAGCCGCGGGCGCATTTTCGTCAACTGCCGGCGCTCGTACTGCATCTCCTTCGAGATTTCCTGAACCGGCCGGACCATATCGAGCGGGTAGGGGTCTTGACTGAAGCGGCCGATCCACCGCCGCAGCGGCCGCATCGCCTGGTGGAGCTGCTCGAGATGGAAATTCACGCTGTTGAGGCGCCGGCGCGTGCCCGCAGCTCCCGACCGACGAGTGCGAATGCGGTACTCGCGGGCATCGCGCGTGACCTTGCGCGCATGGCGCAGGACCGCGGTCAGGTCGTCCGGGTCGATGGCGGGCTCGAGGGCTTCCGGGTCCATGCACGCAGTCTAGCAAGGCTTCTGACCCACTTGTTCCGGCGAAAAGGGGTGTTCCGTAGGACGCGGAACAAGCCTGTTCCACGCCGTTTACATCGGTGTTACACCGCCGGCAGGCCGCAAACGGCTTGCTAGAGCGGTTTTACACGCCCTTTGTAAAGCGAGTGAAAAGGGTCGAGGGGTACTGGTACGGTTCCCAAAAAGGTAGGAAAACCCTGAAAAAGCCCTAGAAAGCCATCGAGAACGCCTTGAAAAGCGTGTAAACCCCATGTAAACGCCGCGCGAAAGCGTTGCAACTGGTCTGTAACCCCCCTTGATGATTCGCCCATTGCAGAGCCAAGGCCGACCTCCGCCTGCGCTAAACTCCGTTTAGCGCAGGTGAGGAGGTCTTGCTGCCGCCCGAGCTTTTGTGAGAAACCCCGGAAGCAAGCGGTGTCACGGATGCGACGGATGCTAACCTGAGCGAATGGCAAACCCGCTGCGCTCACTCATCACGCCGGAGGCGAAGGCCGTCCGGGCGCCGGAATCGACCCCGGACCTGTTCGGCGTCGCCGGCAGCGAGAAGCAGCGCATCACCAATCGGGCCGCCGACCGCCACACGCAAGCCTACGGCGGCACGGACGCGATCGACTGGGTGATGGACTGCGTGAACCTCTACGCGGAGACGGCCGCCAACGCCACGTACCACTTCGAGCGGTTCGGGCGCGTCTACGTACAGAACCCCAGCGCACCGCGGGCGCCGGCGGACGCCAAGCAGGCTCCCGGCGACCTCGCCAACCTGTTCGCTCGGCCGAACCCCTGGATGGATTACTCCGAGCTGATCGAGCTGAGCGTCATCGACCTCCTGCTGGCCGGGGAATTCCTCTGGTACAAGTTCGGCGACCGCGGCGATGGCAAGCCGCTCGCCCTGTATCGCCTTCAGCCTGCGCTGACGGACGTGATCCCCGGCAACAACTACATCAAGTCCTACTCCTACAAGGTGCCGGGCGAAAAGCCGATGGAGATTCCCGCGGCGCAGGTGCTCCACGTCAAGCGGCCGAACCCCCACGATCCCTACCGCGGGCTCGGGGTAATCGCCGGCGGCCCCGGCATCTTCGATATGGAGCTGAGCCTCGCCGAGACGATGGCTTCCTACTACCGCAACGGCACCCGGCTGAGTGGAGTGCTCGAGTCCGATAGAACGGTGCCGGAAAGCACCCTTCAGAAGATCAAAAAGCAGTGGCGCGGCATGTACGCAGGCTCCTACAACGCCTACGCAGTGGCGACGCTCGAGCGCGGGCTCAAGTTCCGCTCAATCAGCTCAACGGCCGAGCAGGCTCAGTTCAAGCAGATCGCCGAGTGGTCCCGCGACCGAATCTGCCACGCCTTCAAAACCCCGGTCGTGCTGATCGGCGAGGTTGGCGGCTCCACCGATCGCCAGGCGATCAAGGAAGCGCAGCGAATTTGGGACAACAAGCACGCCCGCGGCCTGTTCAACCGCATCCAGAAGCAGATTTCGTTCGGCCTCACGCAAGCCTGGGGCTTCGACTTCGTGATCGAGCACGAATACGTCATGCCGATCGAGGACAAGCTCGACCTCGGCCAGGCGTTCGGTGCGCTGCCGGGCGTGCGCGTGCGCGAGGTTCGCGCCAAGGTTGACCTGCCGCCGCTCGGCGATGAGCGCGACGATATCGTGCTGAACCTGCCCGGCGAGGACCGTGAGGATGGAGGCTTCCCCGACAAGAACCTCTCGAGCGAGGCCGGCCGCCCGCCCAAGGCCAGCTCGACGCAGGCGTTCCCGGCCGCGGGCCAGCCCCTCCCCACGGGCGCCTCGGCCCGAGCGGAAGCCCGTCGCGACCAGAAGGCGGCCGAGGCGGCGAGCGCGACGCTCGCTAGACTGAGTGCAGAGCTTCATGGCGAAGAAAAAGCACACGACTAAGAAGAAGCCCGTTTATCGCTCTAAGGGGAGCGCCTACGCCTCCGGGGGTAAGGTGCGCGTGAAGGGGCACACCCGCAACCCGCGCGGGCCGGACGCCGGCAAGAAGCCCGTACGCGTGATCGGCTACCGCCGGCGCGTCGGCAAGCGCCCCCGGCCTCGTTGATTCTACAATCTGCGGGCTCGATCTTCTACAAACTGCGGCATCTGTTCGATTGACCGCGCTGCTAGACTTGGTGTATGGACCCGCCACGCATGTTCTCCAACACGCCGTTCATCCGGGACCGCATCAAGCGGCTGGACCGGGCGATCAAGCGGCTGGGCGGCAGAGTCCTGCCTGATCCGTGCCGATCGACCGAGCTGCCGCCCGAGGGCGACGCCGTGATCCCCGCGTTCACGACCGGCTGCGGCAACAGAACGCGGATCGCCCTGCCCTACGACAACAACGGCACCGCCGGCTTCGTGACGGCCTGCGCGCTGGACGACTCAATGGCCGAGTGGCCGAGGATCAAACAGGAATTGAGGAACGATGCCGAATGAAATCACCGCTCTCCGATGCACGGCCTGCCTCACCAATTGGCCCCCTCGTGAGGAATTCAGCACTTGCCCTGAGTGCGATGAGCCTTGCCGCCCTAGCTTTCAGGAGAGGCCAATATCAGATGCTGAAGCGCTTAGTCGCGTCCGGCATGCTGAGTTCGAGCAGTGGTGCATCCTGCACGGACGCACCTGAAGGAGCCCGGCGCTGGATTCTGCTCGTCGCCGATGACGTGATCCGCGACTGCCGCGAGGATGAGGAAGCCCGCGATGAGCTGATCGAAGCGATTGGCGAGAATGCCTGGGCCTCGATCAACCAGGCACTCGAGGAAAACGACCTGCGCCAGCTCGAGGCGCAGTTCCGGGAGACGCAGCAGTGAGGGCCGCGATCGCCGCCGGCGTTCTCGACGCGGCCGGGCTCGTGGTGTCGCTGGTCAATCTCGGGCTCGCCACTTCCTACGCCTTCCTTGAGGACGTGCTCGCATGACGCCGCTCTCTCACTTCTTCTGCTTCTGCGCGGTCACGTTCGCCGCGGCCGCTGCGGTCGCCGGCGGCCCGCCGCTCTGGCTCGCCTACCTCTGCCTTGCAGTCGCCTTTCTGATCGAGGTCGCTGCTCGCTGGGAGGGCTCGCCGCCGCAGTAGACTCCCTGGGGTGATTCTCGAACGCGACTTCACCCTGGACGCACTACTCCCCGACCGCAAGGCGGTCGCAGACGACGGCTCCATCATCATCGAGGGGTACGCCTCCGACATTGGCCTGGACCGCCAGGACGAGATGTTCGAGGACGGCGCCTTCACGAAGGCGATCGAGAAGTTCCTCTCGACCAACCCCGTGCTGCTGTACCACCACGACGCGGGCAAGGCGCTGGGCCGGGTGCTCGAGCTGGAACCGCACCCCGGCAAGGGGCTCTGGATGAAAGCAGTCATCGACCCGCCGGCGCAGGGCTCATGGGCCGAGGACGTTTTCGAGAAGGTCAAGCGCGGCACCATCAAGGGGCTGAGCGTCGGTGGCCGCTTCTTCCGGCCGACCAAGGGCCGGATCAGCCGGGCCGACCTCATGGAAATCTCGGTCACACCGCTGCCGGTAAATCCCCGCACCCTTTTTGCGGTGGCGCAAAAGGCGTTCGGAGACAACGCCATCGAGGCGGTCGCCCGCAAGCACTTGGACGAAATGGTGAGCCAGATTTCGGAGTCTCTGTTCCTACTCGATCAAGCCACTAAGTCACTCGCCCCGAAACAGGACAGCACGGAACCGACCGTGCTGTAACGTTCACCGAACCAATGGACGAGCTGCTTCAGAAGATCGAATCGGAGTACGGCCCGAAGTTCGAGGCGCTGGGAAACCAGGCCACCGAACTTGCGGAGAGACTTGAGAGCGCGCGCGACGCCTCCGACTCGAAGGCCGTCGAAACCCTGACCGCCGAGCACGCGAAGCTCGAGCAGCAGGTTCAGGAACTGACCTCCGAGCGCGACCAGCAGCTCCGCGCCGCTGAGCTGAAGGCGATGGCCGGCAGCGTCACCACGCTCGCCGAGGCCATCGAGGACGCCAAGAGCGTCAACCCGGTTTTCCAGCTTCCCACCCCCGGTCGCTCCACCCAGGACGCCATCTACGGCGCCGGGTCCGAGCATAGCTTCTACGCCGACGCCAAGGCAGTCCTGAAGGGCTCCCGCGGCGACGAGTACGAGCGCCTGAGCGAGGCTTGGGGCGACTACGCCGAGAAGGCGATGACTGAGGGCACCGGCTCGACCGGCGGCCTTCTCGTCCCGGATCAGGTTTCGAGCGAGCTGCTCGAGCTGCGTGAGCAGGCCACGGTGCTCCGCGGTCTGTTCAGCCGCATCTCGGTCAACTCCGACACGCTTCGAATCGCGAGCGTCACTTCCGGCCTGACCGCCGGCTGGGTGGCTGAGCTGGCCGAGAAGCCCGACGCT